TATATTCATATTTTTTTCTCCTTTTTATTAATCATATATATCTATTATCATTTTAATAATACTATGTAAAGCATAAAAAGGACAAAGTGAGGTTATTTTTTTGCCTCTATTTGCCCTATATGAAGAATACTACAGACCAAACTATAAAATATGTCTAAATACGAATAAACCCTGTTTTTTTGCCCATACAGAGGGTTTTTATTAAAAGTTAAGGCTTATATTAGAATTATACTAAAAAAGGTGCTAGCAGGCTATTTTAGAGATGTTTTTTACCACTCCAAGAGGAATAATATTTCTATCTCCGTAAAATCCATCTTGGGAGTAGCTAGCGAACGTATAAAGGTATTTTTTATCTTTTTTTAATATAAAGGCGTAAGTCGTGATTGTTGCGGTGCGTAATCGTAATGCTTCATCTAAACTTTGTATGCTAGAATCTCCGACTATATCTTCCCATGTAATTTTATAGAGAAAATAATCAGTATCACTAATTCTGATTTTTATATCTTTTTTTGATTTTCTTTCTGGCATTGGCTTTGAGTGGCTTACGTTTTTTTGTGCCAATCAATTCTCTGATTGCTGTTGATGTTGTGAAACCACTCATAAACCTATTTCTTTTTACTTTTCTTTTTTTTCTTCTTTTTCTTCATAGGTGGTCTACCTACTTTGCTTCCGTATGTTCCAATTCCTTTTGGCATAGCTTACTCCTAATGTAATATAAAGTTATGTATTAAAATTATTGCTACTATAACAATAATTGCTTGCACCCACAGTTTGAGTTCTGTGAAAGCGTTCCACCATTTTTTCAGTTTCTTTTTCATAAAAACCTTTCGTTACTTGGTTATATTTCGTGCCTTCTCAAAAGTCCTAAGACCCCCAAGACCGAGCATACCCAGAACCAGTGGCATTAACTGCCCTAGATCAAGTTGCACCCAATCTACTTGAACTTGGAACATTTGTAAAATCATATCTAATATGGGTTGGAAAAGGTACACATAACCAATACTTAAACCAGACACCCAACCTAAGAATGGTCGCCAGCCAGAAACAAATACTGATCTATGTGAAGCCTCTGCCTTATTTATGTCTAATTGTTTTTCTTGGAGTTTAGCGTCTATCTCCTTCATTTGAAGTTTTAGCTTTTCTTTTTCTTCTCCAGAAAAATGCATATCGTCTATAACATTCCCTACAGCTTTTATAGTGTCACCACCAAATAATTTACCTAACATGATCATCTCCAAATAGTTGTTTACTTATTCTTTCCATTTTTTCTTTTAAGTCCTCTTCTTTATATTTTTTACGCATATCCAGAATATATTGTTTTTCTTCTGGTGTCGTTATTCTTTTTCTGTGTTTTCTGAGGTCAACTTTCTCATCTTCTTCATAAGTGCTGTTGCTCTGTTTGGTGTCTGATTGTACCATCTGCTATCCTTCATTTGGGCAATCGCTTCTTTCCAGTTTTCATCAGCCAATGCCTGTTTGAATTTAACAAATTTTTCTAATTTAGGCAAACCAATCTGAAACGCCATCTCAAGGCACACCTCCTGAACGATAGCTGGTTGATCGCCACAAGGTTTTAAGAATGTCTGCATATCTCTTTTAGCTATCATGTAATCTATTAAGAATAGTTTAAGTCCTGTTTCATAATTAATACCATCTCTAAATTCATGTTTTTCACGATCTTTAACTAAATGTCCAGCACCTATAGTCCAGTTACCTAAATGGTCTTTATAAGGTTTTAACAAAATACCACCCTCATGATCTATTATTTCTTGGTGTAGTCTAGCATCATCAATCATCTGTTCCTCCTATGTTATGTAATTCTTCTAATTCTAAATCCATTAATGTTTTTAGTTTTTCTAAATATACGATGGCGTCCCATAATTCTTCTTGAGCGTCATCAATCCATGCAACAAAAGATTTTTTACTATGTAACATTGTAGAGCCATATTTTTTAATACCATCATCAGCCCTCTTGCTCATTCGTTGCATTATTTTTTTTATCATTTTGTCTTTCGTCATATTTCTCCTCTAGTTCTAACATTGAAATAAAATGGTGTGATTGTATGTGTGAATCCTGTATCATTAATGTGCTAATTCCATAAGACCAACCATTGGCACTATTTTTAGCATATTCTTCTATATGACCATAATTCATACAAGTTCCTACATTTACTATTTTTACATAATTTCCTCTACCTAATTTTGATGCTCTCCAAGATCTTTCTCTATGGCTATGACCAAATACTATGTCATGGGTGGCATTATTTGCTATTTGACTTGCCTCTGCCATTTTACCACCTATTTCTCGCCCCATTTCATTCATAGGAACATGAACAAAGGCTACACCCTTACAGAAATAGAAATCTCCATATTCAGAAATACCCCAACCTCTTGAGCGCCATAGAGTTTCATATTGCTGGGAGAACGCTCCAACGACTTCTTTGTGTTCGTTTTCATATCGGTATAATCGCATTTCGTGATTACCTAAACAGTAATGTTTGATAGGATTAATATCACCCATGCCTTCATGTAAAAGTTTTAAACATTCTTCCGTTGCTTTTATATCATCTAAGATAGGTGGTTTCTTAGCACCTTTTACTGTGTGATTTTTATCAAAAGTTCCGCAAGAATCAAAACTAGCGAAGTCACCAATACAAATTAAATAGTCTGGATTATATTCTCTTATAGCTTTACCTATCCATAAGAAACGTGAATGATCTTCTTCTGGGGAACAATGAGCGTCTGGAATAACAAATACTTTTGTTGGCGTTGAAAATGTGGTGCGTTGTGCTGGTATTCTTACAATAGGTTTTTTATATTCTTCTATAACAACTTGCGGTTTTACTTCTTTGTATCTGTGCCACTCTATTGTCCAATGTGAACTTTGTAATGCTAACTTTTCTATCTTATCTATTTTACGTTGGAGTGTAGTGCGTGGAATATCTAAAATATCCTCTACAACTTTTTTAGCACCAGATGGTTGATTTAAACCACCTTTGCCTAATGGAGGATAACCTTTATCTAATGCTTCATGAAGTTTTTCTTGGATAAGTTTTAACTCGTCCCATTCTTTATCTTCCATCTTAGCCAATCATTTTAAACACCCAAGAAATAAACTGTGTTAAGACCATAAAGCCAATAGTCCATAAAACGTAATTTAATTTTTTAATGTCTTTCTCCAAATGATGTAAATCGTTGTTTTCAATTTTGTCTATCTTATTATAGATATCCAAAAGATGTTCTTTAGTTGTTTTAGGTGTTAGTTTGCTCATTGTTAAAACATCTCATTGCTAAAGATATATTTCTTTCTTTTAGTTGTTCATCTAATTCTAGCACAATACTGTCAACAGCTTTATCACAACTTTCAAAATTTGTAAAATTTATTGGTAATTGACCATTTACAGAACAAAATGGATTAATCGTTAAATTAAGAACACAAACAACTGTATAAATAGACCACATTATCCTTGTCTATTGTATTTTTTCCATGATTTCAATTTATGTTTGTTTTTTGGCTTAGAGCGTGAAGAATTACCAATGCTTGTTCGCTTCTTTACTTTATCACGAATTTTTATTTCACTCTTTGGCACGAAGTATTTTTTTAATTTTTAAATTACCTTCCATATCTGGCTCAAGTTCTGCTTCTACAAAACCACACTCAAAACGAATAACGCTTTTTCTATTATCTGATAAATTTCTTTCTGCTTCTCTTTTTAATTTAAGACAATCACTAACATTTTCAGCCATCATATGTCCGTCAAGATTCCCATTAACAAACATACACATCGCTATAATTGTTTTAATGACTACCATTTTGCCTTACCTTATCTTTTAATTCCTCAACGTCTTTTTGTAATTTATCTACTTGCTTTTTTAAGAAATCTATATTTACTCTGTTATTCATCATAGATTCCATTTCTGTTGTTACTTTTTCAAGCTGTGCAGAGGTAAACTCTAACAGCATATACTGTTCTTGATCAATAGGCTTTTGGTCTGCGGCTTTGAGTAGATCTGCTTCAAATAAAGTTGCTCTTGTTTCAATATTATTTAATCTTTCTATAACACCAAAATATGCCCAAACTGCTGTTGCTGTTACACCTAGTAAACCAATTAAATTTTTAAGGGGTAATCCTATTTCTGTTTTATCAGATATACTTGCCATTTATCTAGCTGTTACTGGTACACCCTCTGAAGAAACAAAAGGGTGTTCTGCAAATGCCATGTAGACATAAGTATCTCCAGAATTATTCCAACTAACACCTGTTCTTCGTATTTTAAAACCATTTGATAAAAGGTCTATACCATTGGCAGCAGTGCTTTCGGCATCATTTGTATTTGACACTAAATAAGTTAATGCTTCATTATCAACATCCATTTTATTATTATACATAAGCCAGTTACCTGTAGAGCTACTTCTTTTAAGCATAATCCAAGCAGGCTTAAATCCTGTATAAACAAATGTTCCATCTGCATTACCATTACCTGTGTACGAGCCAAATTTACTGTAGCCTTGTATTGGTGCAAAACAATACGCTACATAATTAGTAGTACCTCCTGTTGCACCATCAGAACCTACACCAAATACAGTTGAAGTTGGAGTGCTATCATTAAAATAGTTAGCATCATCTGCAAATGCAGTAGTATCATCAAGTTCACCATAATGAGTTGCACCATAAAAAGGGTGCTGTACAAACCATTGTGAAGTATCACTTCTATCTTTTCCAATAATAACAGTGGGAGCCACTCCTAATCCATGAGCAATAGTTCCTGCACTTCCTGTTCCTGTATAAGTAACAATAGAAAATCCTGCTGTGGTATTTGCTTGATATACAGAATCAATAGTTCCTACACCCGTTGATGAAGCATCATTAGTTGTTGTTGTTCCACCATTAGCTTTCCATGCCCAACAAACTCCTGTTGTTGTTCCTCCTGCGTGATATCCTAAATTGTGATTAGTACCTAGAGTTGCGCCTGTACTTGTAAATGCTAGATAGTCTGAATAACTTTCTTCTGCTGTTGTTGCATCAGATTTAAGCCTTTTATTATCACCTCTAGAAGTATCATGTAGTTCATGACTTCTTGCTTGATTTCTAGCTTTAGTCCATAACCAATCTGGTTTAAATCCAGTATCAATAGTTAATGCTGAACCTGTTGATGTAGTTAAGACAGTTGTAAAATAATCTGTAGGATTGTCTATTGTTGTATAAGCCATTATCCGTACTCCGCTAAGTTCTTCGTGCATAGTGCATAGTAACCACTAGGTACTGCGTATTCAAAGTTACCATATCCGTTAGCATCTGCATTGCCACTTGAAGGTGTATTTATAGGATTTCCAAAATTCCAATTTATAGTTGGATTATGACTAGCATTATCTGAATCTTTAGAAACCCAAGGTGTCCAATAACCATTGTATGATGAAGATAAAGCTCTACCATTATTACTTGCAGGACTTGGTGTTGGGTCATCTTGATAGTTTCCGTTTTTGTGCCAATAAACTTTATTATTATCTAAATCAATAGCACAACCAATTATGTCAGTATCAGCAAAAGTATCAACTCCTGTAGATTGTGTTGTTGCTGAACCAATTTTAATATTACCATCATCACCATACCAAGCATTACCATTACTTCCTAAATTGTTATGACCATTTGTATATGTATTAGATTCCCATTTTTCATTCCAACCAATAGCTACTTGTCCTCCCGCACCATTTTCTACTATAAAAACTTCATAATACCATTTACCTTTATTAACTGCAAAAGTACCGAACTCTACTTGCCCATAAGGAACTGAACCTTGCAAATTTAAAGTAGTTTTAATATTGCCCTCAGAAAAAGTTGCTCTAGAACCTGTTGCTAAAGGATTCATAGTCATAAAATTATTTGTAGGTGTATCTGTTGTTTGATCTGTTGCTGTTAAATTAGTAGGTGTAAAGTTATTTCCATTACCAGATGTGTCCGTTCCTAATGCTCCAGAATTTTTAAACTCTAAAAAGAAACCATTAGTTCCATATGAACCATCATATGCTTTAGGTATCCAAACTCCATTATCATTTGTTTCGCCAAATTCTGTAGGTGCTAATGCTTGTCCATCTATTAAATAAACATCTGACATATACCCATCAAAAAATTGTGATCCATTTGCTTGTCTACCAATATCTAAAGTTGAACCAGATACATTCAAATCACTATCTGCATTTAAACTTGGATAATTAGTTGTGCTAAATGATGTTTCTTCTACTCCATTTATATAAATTTGTATTCTATCAGATTCAGTTGCGTTGCCACTGTCATATACTAGAACAATATGGTACCATGCGGAAGGATCACGAAATAATCTATTTGTAATTAATTGTGAATCAAATCCACCACCAAAATAATTATATATTTCTATTGCATCCGAAGATTTAAATTTAAAATCAAAACTTGTAGTGCTACCATTAGTAGTTGCAAAAAAACATTGATCTGAACTTATATTCCCTCTTTTAACCCAAACTGACCATGTCCATTTATCTTGATTACCATTTGTTTGTGATCTTGATAATCTAGCACTATCATCATCATTAAATCTAAGTGAATTATCTATTTCATATCCAGCCGCAACTGCAGAATTAGAACCTAATACAGGAAAAGGCATTATTTAACTGGGAACTCGCCTAGTGGTCTTGTATAAACTGGATTTGCTTCTGTGCCTGTGTTTGTGTATTCAAACAATGCTTTTAATTCTTCTACGTTTGTTGCACCATCTATTTGAGTTTGCATAGAATTACATTTTGTTCTGACGCTTGCTCTCCAAGTTTTCCAACCACTATCCATTGTTGTTGATGTTTCTTTTGCTTTAATAACTCGCCAATCACTAGGCTGTAAAATTCCAGCACATTGATTGTTTATCATTTCTTTTTTAATTGTTTTTAAACCTTTAATAACAACAACTGGGTCTAGTTCAACGCCATCTTCATCAGTTGCGTTTCTATCTTCTATTGCTTTAGCTGTTGCTGTGTCATAACTTCCAACAACTTGATCGCCATCAAGAGCATAAGTTATATTTGTATTAATGTACCATGCTTCATTTTTTTTATTTGTTGTATCTATTCTTACTGGATAAATGCCGATAGCTTGTAGTTCTTCATTAGACCATTGAAATATTTGTTTTGGATATTGTGTATCGCCAATAGTAATACCTTTATTTCCTTTGAAGAATTTTGTTACTGATCCACTTTCTACTAATGCAAACATTTTAATCCTATGTAGCCGACATATTTAATGAACGTCCAACCTCTTGCCAGACAGTTCCGTTGTATCTAAAAACAAATTGATCAGATTTACCACTTGTTGATGTAGCAGTTGGTGCGGTACTTGCCGCAAACTCAAAGACAGTATTCCAAGCAATCGTATGTGATCCACCATATTGAATATTTAAAGCGATAAAGCCACCTGTTTGAGCATTACTTGGAGCAGAGAAAGTTGTATTTTCTGTTGTTGTATGTTTTGCATTTGGTGCGGCTTGACTATCCCAAGCGACTGCGTTTGATGATGATGTTATTGCTACTTCTGGATAATACGCAAGATCATTAAAAACAATTTTACCTGTTCCGTTAGGTGTAAAAGTAATATTACCATTTGATGTAGAAACAAAATCATTTCCATTAACATCTAAATCTCCACCAAGTTGCGGAGTTGTATCGTTTACAATATCAAATGTTACTGAACTATCTGTCCAATCTACAGTATTTGCAGTTGTATTAATTGTACCTAATTGAATATGATCTGAACCATCATAAAATTTTAATACATAAGCAGTAGCACCCCCAGATGTATCAACCCATATAGAACCAGCCGCTAAACTTGCTGGTGCTGAACTTCCAATATGACTTGTATTTAAAGCACCTAAAATATTGTTTAATTCTGTACGGAAGGCACTGAACCCTTGGTTTGCTAAACTTACATCTGAAACTTGACTCATAATTGTTATTTACCTTTTTAACTTGCTGATTGCAACCCATAACCTTGAGCCACATAATCAAATGTTCTTGATATACCACTAGAACCAGAATCTGTAAATGCTATTGAGAAACCAGTTTTTGACTTAGAGGATATAGTATAAAAATCACCACTTGCCATATTTTCTGCTGATATACCTATTGCTGGAGTTGCATAAAATGGTTTCCCAAAAGTTATCACATATGTGCCAGTTCCAGAAACAACATCATTTTCAGACTCAATTCTTTTTTCCATATTAACTAAAATAGATATTCCAGAAACAAATGCTCTCGTTTTATTATTGGCATTTGCTAATCGTAATCTAAATTTAAAATATCTACCTTTAAAAGTGGTTGTTGTATTCATATTAAAAAATTCTGTTGCATTATTTAAGCTAGTATTTGAAGTTGCTATTTGTAAATTAACAGTTGCATTTGTAGGATCATTACCATCAAAAGGTGCTGGAGCGTCATCAAATAAACTTGCTCCTCTACCATCATCAAATAAATCGTATGGATCTTCAATTTGATCTATGGTTATATTTTTAGTAAATGACACATCATAAATAGCGTCTAAACTTAATGTTTGATCTAGTGTATAAAAACCTTCGTTATCAATATTCGCATTAAAAAAATTTGGATTTGATGTAGAGTCAGTTCCACCTAAATCAAAATTTCCTTCAACACTATCAAAGTTACCAATGGTATCATCAAAGTTTGTTATAGTATCAAGTATAATAGAATTTGTTCCAGAACTATCAGTTAAAGCAACATCATCATCATATGTTCCCAATGTTAAATCTTCATTTAAAGTATTAATATTATTAAATGCTGGAAGTGATGATATATTAGAATAAATAATTGTTTCGTTGTTTGATTCGTTACCTAATTTATCTACAGCTTTTATTAAAAATGAACCTGTTCTAGCGTTAGTTGTTATTGTTGTTCCAGATGTTCTAGGGACTTGTAACCAGTTTACAGATTTATTCCATTGTGCGGAAGCTGTTACATTCTGATAACGGATTTCATAATAAGAAATATCAAGATCAGATACAGCGTCCCAGTTTAATTGCATTTGATTTGAACCTTGCATATTAACAGAAAAGTTTTTTACATCTTGCGGTGGCTCTGTAGCACCAACAATTTTTCTACTTGCACTTGTATATGTTGAACTTGAACCAAGACTATTAATAGCTTTAACTCTTACATCATAAGTAGAATCATCAATAACGTTAAGCATTTCATAATTTAATTGTGTTCCTTTTGATAAAACAAAGAAATCTGAATCTGTGCTTAACTTAACTTCTACTTGGTAATATTGAACAAATTGATCTGTACTTGCACCAACTAATATATCTAATCGTGTTATTGCTGTTCCTTCATTATAAACAACTAAAGTATCTGATAAAGTTAAACTAGCTGGTGGTAAAACACTAAAAGGATTAGGTAACGTTGTATCTGGAATTGTGGCAACTTCTTGCTGTGTGCCGAATGTGTAATAACTATCTTGATGTTCTGTTAATTGTAAATCAACTGTCAGATCAGTATTCAAAGTGATACTGGCTACTCTAAATGGTTTTGCACTAAAACTTGGAGTAGCGTGAGTGATGTTTACTATATCGCCTACGGATAAATCTAGGGCGGTTGCGTCTGCTTTTAGTGATACGTCTAAACTTGATCTTGATCTACGCAAAATAATTTCTGCCATTTCTTGTGCTTGATATGGACTATTTAATGTAGGGAAATCAAAACGACCTTCTAATAAAATTCCACCATCATCACTTAAAAGATTTGCGTGTTGATCAGCACTCGCTAAACCAGTTTCATCTACTGGTGGAAACTGTGCTTCATCTGATTGATAATTTTTATCTGGATTAATAAATGAAACTATAACTCTATTAAATCGTGAGTTTTTATTTTTAGATGATACAGATATACCACCTATAATATTATCCTCTGTTAAACTTATACTTGCAGAGCCAGTTGTTTCTATAAGTATTTTATAAGCACCACCTGTATAATTTAAAAAACCTCTACACCCTTTTAAAAATTCTTTGACGTTATCAATAGCTTTTTTAGATGTATCTATAACTGCGTGGCTATCCATTAAATCAATAGCACTAGCACCACTATAAGGTGTTATGTCTGTATCACAAACATCACCAGCCGTTTGCCAATCAGCATAGTTAGAATCAAAATATTCGTTAGCTATTCCCATTCCATATCTATCGTTGCGTAAATAATCTAATAATTGATAAACTGCGTTATCTGAATATTCCCAAGTGCTTGAAGTATCTTCTCTATGAGTTCCAGAGCCACCAGTTTTTGTGCTATCTAAATTTGGATTATAAACTTTTTTACCTTTAACTACTGAATGAACTGTTGGAATAGAACCGAAAGCGTCAGAGTTCCATTGAAAGCGAATAGCCAAATAACTTAACCCTTGTAGTTTATGATTAGAACCCCAAGATGATAAAGTAGATAAAAGACTTGACGCTGTTTGACTATCAGAACCAAAATGTGGCTCAACTGTGATTAAACTTTCATCATCTTTATAATAATTACTATCACTAGCATTAACTGTAACTTGTGT